GATAACTTTTTAGTTTATAGATTTTCAAGCGGAGCAACAATAACAGGAATAAACGCCGTATGTATGGACGGGACTTCAATTTCTTTTAAATTAAATGAATGTAATGCAGACGGAGCAAGCGCTGCTCAGATCTGCGATACTTGCACGGCTACAACAACAAATACAGCCGCAAATATTACAAACGCAGGAATAGACGCAGGAAATTATATTTCTTATACTTCTTCGGCAACAAGCGGAGCAATAACTAAATTTTTAATAGCAATGGATTATACTATTCCGTAAAAATGGTTACTTATTATGCGGTTAATGCAGGTGGGAATATGAACACCGCTGCAACTTGGAGCACCATCTCAGCAAAAGACGCTTCTCGAGTAGGTGGAGCAGTAGTTCCGTCATCAACTTCCGATTGTATTGTCGATGACTATTCAGGAAATTTAACAACTTCTGCAACTTTTAATTGTTTAACTTTAGACTTTGCAATAAATGGAAACTTTGCAGGAACGTTAACACCATCTCAAGCAATAAATATTTACGGAAATAAATTAACTTTAAGTTCAACGATGACTTTAGTCTCGGGAAATGGGAATTTTGCTTTTAGAGCAGCAGCAACTTTTACAACAAATGGAAATAATATTATTCCTTTTAAAATCTTTTTAAGTGCTGTTGGCCTTGTAACACTTACAGAAGATATTTACATTTATCAAGATTTATATTTATTTGGAACTGCAGTTGGTTTTACAGGTAATTTTAATATTTATTGCACGGACTTAATAACAGCAACTTCTGCTTCTCAAACTTTTAAAATTCCAAATGGTAAAACTCTTTATGTATCGGGAGCAATTTTATTATCTGAGGGTTGGAATTCTTTAGGTGTAGCAAATACTTTAACTATTTCTTCAAATACAGCAACATCGGGGGCAAGTTTAAGTTTTTCAGGAGATTATGCAAATCATTTTATCGGGAGAGTAGCCTTTACAGACATAACAGCAAGTAATAAAACTTTATATGATTATCAAGGAACTTTAACAAGAACATCAAATATAGTTTCTTTAACAACTCCGCCTACCGCAGCAACAACAACCGCCATAGGCCTAATAGGATAATGGATAAATATGATATTATAGATTTAGTTCGTGCTTATATTGGTGTTTTGTTAATAAGTATCGACGCTATTAATGGGTGGAAAGTGTGTAATTGGATAATCGAAAGATTTATATAGTGGTAGTGAGTAGTATATTTATGATATTATATAAACTCACAACTTTAGGACTAGAGATACTTAAAGTATTATTCCTATGAAAGACAAAGAACAAGACTATTTAGATGACTCTTATGACAGAAAGAAAGATGACGAAGCTACTGAGGCTCGTATAGATATGTCTGATTATATTTCTTATTATCAAGCTGGCTTCTTAGACGGCTTTAATTGGAGCAAAGGAAAAGAATATAGATTTGAACAGATTAAGGACAAATGCAAGAAGTCTTTTGAACTCAGATTTATGAAAAAGATAACTAAAGAGATACAAAAGAAACAAAAATGACAATGACAAACGCAGAAGTTCAACACGCAAGAATAAATTCAAGAAAAGCCTCGAGATTAAAACTTAAGACTATGAAAAAGAAACTTAAATTGAAAACAGAAATACAATCTCACTTAAATAAAAATATTATAAACATCTATTTAAAATGAAAAGAGTTAAATGTTACAAATGTGGGCATAAGTGGAATTACAAAGGCAAGAGCAAAATATATATAACCTGCCCTTGTTGTTATTCTAAATTAAATTTAAACAGGGGGTTAAAATGGTAGAGACAAACTTCGGGGGACAATATCTAAACGCAGACACAGCAGCAGACGGAGATACAATTGAGTTTATCGGAGAGGGCAGCTATGTTGATTTAGAGAGCAGAGGACAGACTAAGCAGGTTTTGAATATTCCTGTTAAAGTTAATGACAAGAAAGAGCTCTTATATACGCCGAGTCAGAAAGCAGGACAATTGTTTTCTAAATCTTGGGGCAAGAATACATCAACTTGGGTTGGGCACAAATTCAAAGTTAAACTTGTTATTATTGAAGTTGCAGGCAAAGAGATGTCTGTAATTCGTCCGCAGATCATATAAAATGGTTGAGATGAATACTTTTGATGAGACTAACTTCGAGCTTAATCAGAAAGAGAGCATAAAGCTTAGCAAGATGAGTAAAGGCTATAATTGGGAGATCAAGCTTATTGGAAATCCTGTCTTAGATGATAAGGTATTCGAGCGGCTAAAGGCTCTCGATGACAAGATGAGGACATACTATGGGAGTGATGACAAATAGAGAGTTAGATATATTTATTGAAGAAATGATATTAGACGGCTTATGCTATGTCAGGAAAGAGGGGAGAATATTGAAACCGAAATAACAATTGAGAAAGCTGAGTGGAGCAAGTTAAATCACGATTATAATGCTGTTATTGTTAAATTCTTTTATCCTAAACTTGAGACTAAAACATATATTGAGGAGACTTCGCCTAGATTAAAAGGGCGTGTGTTTAAGTGGTTGCCTACATATAAGCAGCTTGAGGAGATTAGACAAAAGCTTATGGAAGTCGAGATATTAAATGCAAATAGGGGGACAAATGGAAGCAGTATTAGCAGCAGTTAGTGCAGTTACAGCAATTAACTTTTTATTGTTATTAGTGTTGTTGAATAAGCACTTGAAATAATAGATCTTTATAAGAAAATGTAGGGCATTTTCGCGCGTGTCCCTACTCCTGCTCGCGCGCGTATAGACAATTCTTTTTAACTTATCTTAGCTTGGCTTTGCATAAGCAAAGCCATAGAGCCTTAGTGCAAAGACTTCTATATACGCAAAACGAACGGGGGGGGACGTGGCGAAAACAGATATTCGGCTCACCGAATAACTCGCAAGCATACGCGCCTAACATACGAGCGAGCGGGGGCGGGGGGGGAGCGAGCGAGTATATTCGTGGAGAACGCGACATTTAAAGATTTGTTTATTTTTGCTACGTCGTCCCCCCGCAAAAATTTCCTAGAAAAACAAAAGGGCAGAGAAAGAGAGAAAACTCCGCCCTGACTCTAAAAAGAGAAAAGTATTTAAAGAATTGTATATATCATTTTATAAGCAGTTTTGAAATAAATAAAAAAACTAAAAGCTTTACTACATACTCCTCAGGACGAGAAAGTGGATATTCACCTCTGAGTGTTTGATCGTTTGTGTGTGTATGCGCGGACAGGGACGTTGTTTATTTACTTAGCTCTCGGCAGTGTTTGTTTGTAGCCGCAGTCAGATAGTCAGGGGGCTGCTACACAAAACAACGACAACAAAAAGTCATAGTCTCCTTAGTCTTAAAACAAAACAACACACACAACATTTATAAAGTATTATTTCTTATTTAGATTATGACAAAAGCAGAAGATGTGAGGAAAGCGAGGATAGCAACGATTTCTGAAGTTATGAGAAAGATTTTTAATAACGGAGAAAATATTTTAAAAGAAAAATTGATTTCAAATTTAACTTATGAATACGGAGTTGCGAGAAGATTAGCTTTAGAATATATTAACTCTGCACACGCTCTTATCGATTTTGAAGAAAAAGAGGGGATATACTATGCGAACAAAGCAGCTGTGGCGGAGAAAGTGTGTTAAGTGCGATCGGAAGATTAGCGCTTGGAATAAGTCGGGTTTGTGTCATTATCATTATCACGCGGAAATGAATAAAAAAAATAATTACTATAAAAAATGCCTAACAAAAACTACATTAAAGGACGGAGAAAAGAATACAAAGTCGTTAATGAAGCAAAAGCAAAAGGACTTATCTCTTTTAGAAGTGCAGGAAGCCACTCTCCGATCGATGTAGTTATTATTGATTTAGGAAATAAAAAAATTGAGTTAATTCAGTGCAAGCCTGACGATATGAGTGAAAATAAAAAATTCTTATTAGAGCAAGAAATGCAGGAGCTAAACAATACTTTTAATGTTTCGTTTAGAGTTGAATAATGGATTATAATATTCTTAAGCCCTGGGAGTCTTTAGATACCTGGCAGAAAAATTATATTGAGACAGAGGGCAATTGTTTTTTATTGTGTGGGAGACAAGTTGGAAAAACTACAGCTATGAGTATAAAGTTTGGGACTCGAGCTGCAACAAGAGAGAATAGAACGATTTTAATGATAGCTTTTACAGAAAGACAAGCTTATAACTTATTTTTTAAGACTTTAATGTTTTTAGAGACAAAATACCCTAATATGATTAAAAGAGGAATAAACAAGCCAACTAAGCACGAGATACAACTAAGAAATGGATCTAGGATTTTATGTTACGCTGCAGGATTATCAGGAGAGGGTATTCGAACTTATACAATTACAGATTTAGTTATTGATGAGGCTGCTCCTATGAGTAGAGAAGTTTTTATTTCTGTTAGCCCTATGTTATCAGTAACAGGCGGGACTATGGATATTTCTTCAACTCCGAGAGGAAAAGAGGGTTATTTCTATGAGTGCTCTAAAAGAGATGACTTCACAAAGTTTTATGTTAGTGCTGAGGACTGCCCGAGACATAAAAAAGAATTCTTAGAACAGGAGAAGCAAGCGATGTCAAAATTAGAGTATGCACAGGAGTATTTAGCTGTTTTCCTTGACGAGTTGAAAAGAGTATTTAGCGATGAGTGGATCTCTAAAGTTTGTGTATTGAAAAGGAGAGCTAATATTCGTAAAGGTGCAGATTATTTCCTAGGAGTTGATATTGCGCGTATGGGAGAAGATGAGTGTAGCTTTGAAATTGTAGATAGAATAAGCAGAGATAGAGTAGAGCAAGTAGAGAGTATTGTTAAGAAAAAGAGATTAACTACAGACACAGAGCGAGATATTTTAGATTTAGAAAAATTATATAGTTTTAGATCAATTTATTTAGACGCAGGATCAGGAACGTTAGGAGTTTCTATTTTAGATCATCTCCTGGAAGAAAGTCAGACTAAAAATAAAGTTGTTGCTATAAATAACAGAGAAAGAGTTTTAGATAGAGACGGAGATCAAAAGAAAAAGCTACTAAAAGAAGATTTATACAATAATTTAGTTAGATTAGGAGAAAAGAAAGAGATTAAGTTACTCGACGATGATGAGCTCAAACTTAGTTTAGCTTCTGTGCAATATGAATATATAATTAAAGCAAATAGAGCTTCAACTCTTAGGATATTCGGAAATTACACACACATAGCAGAGGGTTTAATTCGTGCAGCTTGGTGTGTAAAAGACAAACGTTTAAATATATATTGTAGATATTAAAGTTATGGAATTTACAGAAAAATATACAACTACTGAAAAAGTTGCAGCAGATAAGACAGGTGTCGAGGCTAAAAAAGCAGTTGTTTCTAATGATACATACGCTCAAAATGATATGATACAAGATTTAAAAAATTCTTTAGAGGGTTTGAGGCAAGCTCTTAGAAAATGAGTTGGGCTTTAACAACATCAGGAGCTGCTATCTCAGAAGCAGGAGCAGGAGCAAATTCTACGATAATTGCTTCAAGTGCGACTTTAGCAAAGTGGAGCGATGAGGCAGAGGGAGAATTAAATACAGATACTCGTTATGATTGGGTTGCTAATATCGGATCTGTCTCAGCAAACTATAAGCCTATATTGAGTCAGGCTATTTCTGTTGCAGTTGGAAATAAGATTTTAAAATATGATCCCTCAGGATATACTTCGAGATATGAAGCACAATTTATAGCAGATATGAATTCTGACATTTACAATAAATGCGTAAATACTTTAACAGATATGAAAAATAAGGAGAAGATGATATGACAATTCCTGTAAAATATAGATCAGGTGGAGAAGCAGCAGTTGCAAGTTATGATTATGTCGATGTCGCAAACGGGTTGGGGTATGTAGAGTTTAAAGGACTCACTTCTCGCCCTGCGGGAACTTTGACATATCATTTAAGCAAAGAAGTTATAGAGCCTGGATATACTTCAGGAGCAGTTTTAGTTAATAACGAGAGAAGAAGTTTTGTCTGTAACAACGACACATCAGGCGGAATAGCTTTTGAGACTTCAGCTTTTAATCTCCCTAAGACTATAAAAGGAAAAGTTTTTACAAATTTCACATTAACACAGATTTCAACAAGTGCTCAAGCTTGCACTCCAACAATAGCTCTTTATAATAATACAACTTTATTAGGAACGTGCTCAGGAGCAGCCTTAGCAACAGGAACTCCTTATCATCAGACATATAATTTAAGTTTTGATGTTACACAAACAATTATAAAAAGAGGAGATGTCTTAAAATTAACAATAAGCGGAGCAGCAGCCGCAGCAGCAAAAACTATGGTTAATCACGATCCTATAAACAGAGATCAGGCAGCATATACATCAGCTCCTGATATATTTCCTGGGATTACAGCCTCACAATACCCTACAGAATTAAATTGCTGGATACCCTTTAAAATAGACTTATAAAATGGCTAACGAATTAGATTTTACAAAAGCAACTGCAAGCAATATGACTGATAATGTAGAAGATGTTGTAGTTGATACTAAAGTTACAGACGGAGCTTCAGGAACAGGAGAGACAACTTATCTTAACACAAATTGGAGCAAATGGTGGGGATATTTTAATGCTATTCCTGATCTAAAGAGTGCTATGCTTATGAAAGCAATATGGAACGTTGGAAAAGGATATAAAACAGATCCTGCAACTGAAATTATTTTAGATCATATCGCAGGCTGGGGCAAAGATACTTTCGACGATATAATGTTTAATATGGAAGTAATTAAAAGAGTAGGCGGAGACGCCTTTGCAGAGATTATGAGAGATGACGACGGGACTTTGCTTAATCTCAAGCCCTTAGATCCAAGTAGCATAAGAATTGTTGTCGATGACTTAGGAGTTATTGTTAGATATGAGCAACTTTCTAAAACAAAGAAAGCAACTAAGACATTTAAGCCTGAGGAGATATTTCATTTATGCAACAATAGACTCGCAGATCAAATTCACGGAATAAGCGATATAGAGTCTATGGAGAAAACTATACTAGCAGAATATCAGACTTTCGACGATATAAACAAGGTTGCACATAGACAAGCAAAACCTATGATTATGTTTAAGTTAGGAACTGATGATCAAACAAAGATAGACGCCTTTATTGCTAAAATGGACGCAGCAACAAACAAAGGCGAGAATATCTATATTCCTGATGATCAAAATTCCGTATCTTTTGAAGTTATACAAGTTAATATAAATCAAACTTTAATGGAGTGGAGAAATGATATTAGGAATAAGTTTTATAGAGCTTTAGGACTCCCTCAAAGTATATTCGGATCTGCAGGAGCAACAGAGAGCGGATCTAAAATAGAATATTTAGGGCACGAGCAGATCTTCGAAAAGGATCAAAGATATTGGGAGAAGCAAATATGGAATCAATTATATTTAAAAATAGATTTAATTCCGCCTGTGTCTCTTTTAGAGAATTTACAGACAGATCAAAATAAAGACGCACAGCAAGGTATGGAAATACAGCAAAGTGATGTAACAGCAGGGAGCGGTAAATAATGGCTACTAAAAAAACAAGCAAACCGACAATAAATCCTTTAGTAAATAAACTCATAAGCAAGTTAGCAGGATTAGCTCCTGCTCCAACTCCAACTCCTGCAGAAGCTCCTATAACTCCGCCAACTGCTCCAACAGCAGTAGATAACAAGCCTGGAGTTTATAGAAATGAGCAAGGCAGAGTATCAGGAGTAGAAATGGACGGGCACACATATTTAGGGGTATCTCCTGACGAAGCTAATTTTATGATAGATCAATACAATAAGAAAACTGCAACTCCTGAGGGGGCTGTAGAGATGAGCACAAAAGCAGAAAATAAACGTATGGCTCAGCAAGCTCAAAATGTCGGAGTCTTAACTCCTGAACAGCAAGCAGAAGTAAATGCTCCAACAGGTATAGGCGTAGATAAACAGCAAGTCGTATCTCAGATACTACAAAGCGCAGGAAAAGGAGCAGGAGTCGGAGCAGCAACAGGATTAACAGGCGGTTTAGCAGCTGGAATTGCAGGAGCTCCATTAACAGCAGGACTTTCTATTCCTGCTTTAGCAGCAGGCGGAGCAGCTTTAGGAGCAGCAACAGGAGCAATAACAGGAGCAGTTACAGGAACTTTTGCAGCTTTTAATCACGATAAAAAAGAAAATGTAGATATGATAGATATGAACGTGCAGAAAGCAAAATATAATATCAGGCAAGCAATAATGTTAGCAAATAAAGGCGGAGACACAGATTTTGCTTCTCAACAATTCAACGACGCTTATTCAGAGTTATTATTCGCAGAGAGACAATTAAAAGAACAGAGCAAGAGCTCGTATTCCTGGGCGACAGATGTTAGACTAAAACAAAATGATTTAAACAATTATTTAGAAAATACTTTGCCTGGGCAAATGCAACGTATGCAAATAGCTTTAATGAAGCCTGATCCTGCTTATATTGATTATGGTTTAGACGCAAATGGAGAGCCTGTAGCATAAAATGACTAGGGCATTTTTCTTTAAAGTAGTTAGGAACGGATTTATTTTAGCAGCTTTGTATTTTTTCTCTTTATATTCCTCACAGGATTTTAATTGTTTCGCAGATTTTAAACCTATAATTATATTTTTAGGAACTTATGTTTTTGCAGAATTAGCAAATCACTTTAAAATAAACTCAGGGACTCCGAGAAAAAGAAGATTAAGAATTAAACAAGATGTGCAGACTTTAATACTATGAATAAAAAAACTAAATGGATCATAAGCTTTTTAGGAGTTACAGCGTTAGCAGTAGCTATGGAATTGTGGGCAGTTTTTGATAAAAGCCCTGATACTATTCCTTGGACTACTTTATTTATAGACAACGTGCCTGTTAGAATAGGAGTCGCAATTGTTGTATTTTTTGCAGGCTGGCTCGTTAATCACTTCATAACTAATTATAAAAACAAAAAAGTTTATAAATAATGAATATCTTTAAATTGCTATGGAAGAAAAAAAAGAAGAAGAAAAAGTAGAAGCGCCTATAACTGAGACAACTTCTATAATAGACAAAGCCGACGCTGTAGCTAAACGTATGCAAGAGCAAAACGATAGAGCAGAGCAACTTTTAATCAGACAGGAAGCAATAGCTGCCCGTATGATGTTAAGCGGCAGAGCAGAAGCTGGGCAAGTAAATAAAACAAAAGAGCAAACCGACGCAGAAGAAGTAGAGAAAAGGGCACAAGCAGCTCTTAAGATGTTTAAGTAAAATGCACTTATACTTTATAACTCGTGGAATAAAACAACAGAGAGATAGCTTTGTTACATTTATGCAGGCTCAGATGTTTAGGTGGAAAAGGAAAAATCTCGCTTCTGAAGTTGAATTAAAGAAAAAATCTGATGACGACATTAAAGAAATTCTTTTTAAAACAGGTATTGTCTTTCCTGAATACAACAGAGAAAAAGCAATAGAATTTTTAGCAACAGAACATATGCAAGTGCAAGGATCTCTGCGCCCTGTAGAGTTGTGGGAGTATGTATTTCCTGAGGAGTGCTTGCCTGAAGTTTTGACAGCGCTCGAAATAAAACCTGAAGATAGAGCATACAATAATGATCTTGGAATAAAAGGAAAAATTAAGAAATTAGGAAATAAAACTAAATTAGCTATGCTTAGAAAAACTTTAGGAGCAGAGGAGATCCCTGAATATACTCCTGTGCAAACTAATAGATATATTGAAAAGAGGAGCGTCGCTATTCACCCTATAGGAATTAAGAAAGATAGACAAATAATTATAGGTGGGTATGAGCACGAAGCTCTATGATCAGCGATTTTGAAATAAGATTTTATGTATTTTTAGCTATTTCTATTAAACTTTTTCAACTATGGCGAGAAAACAAATTTAAACGCAAATAGACAAATGTTTTTAAATAAACTTTTTGTCTATAAGTTATGACATACGAAGCAGTTAAAATAGAATTAACAAATGGAACAGGAAATCCGAGGAGATTTACTTGTGCCGACTCTGCTTTGACAAAAGGTGTTCTTTTAAAATTAACAGATCCGAGAACTTGCGCTGCAGTTGCAGCTGAGGGAGATGTTATCGCAGGAATAGCGAGTATGGATAAAGTTGTCGATGGATCTTTGGCTATATCTTTATGGACTGACGGAATATTCGAAATGCACGCTTCAGGAGCAATAGCAGTTGGAGCACCTGTAAAAGCAGCAGGAGCAGACAGCCACGTTAAAGCACTTTTAGGAACAGAAGCAAGCGGAGCAGCCTGCATAGGTTATGCTTTAGAAACAGCAGCAGATAAAGAAACTTTAGCTGTGAGGGTTAGACTATGACATTTTACGAAGTAGGCCAAGATGTCGTGAGAGGCACATATTATGATAAAGTTGTTAAAGGTTTTGCAGACGCAGCTTATAAATTTAAGCAAGGAGTAACAATTTCTCCAACATCAGCCTGGACAAATTATTTCTATAGAGGATCAACAGGAGTTTTAGCAGGAAATACTACAACAGGAGCAACAGCAAAATTAGAAAAAGGAATACCTAGAGGAGCAGATTTTCCGCAAGCTTCTATTAGTTGGGAAAGAGTTACATCAGTAATTTCTAAATATGGTTTAGAAGAAAATATACCCTGGGAAGATATAATCTCAAATGAAATAGATGTAGAGACAAGGACTCTTATGAAAATAGGAGAGGGAGTCGCTAAGGCAGTAGATGATGATATATGGGACGCATTAACAGAAAGTAGATCAGTAACAAATATTCAAAGTGTAACAATTGCAGCAGGTTATGAGTGGAACGCAACAAGCTCTGCAGTTATTTCTAATCTTTTAGAAGCTAAACAGAAAATAGCAGAATACAATTATCCTATAGATAATCTAATGTGTTTTGTATCTCCTGCAGGCTACAAAGATATGATAACATACTTAGCAGACAAAGGAGCACAATTTCCTAGCATAGCAACAGAAGTCGCAACTAATGGAAATGTTGGAAAGCTCGTTGGAATTAACATCATAGTATCAAATTCAGTAACAGCTTCATACGCAGCTGTAGTTGTGCCTAAAAGATGTGCAACTTGGAAAGAGTTAGTAGCCTTATCAACTGATACAAAAGAAGATAAGTTTAAATCTAAAACATACAGAGCAGTAGAATTAGGAATTACACAATTAACAGATCCTAAATGTGTTGTCTTAATTAAAAACACAGACGCAGCATAAAGACAAATATTTTTATACTTTACTTTTATAAGATAACTATGACAGATGACAGCGAAGTAAAACTAATAGCTATGCCTGGCTGGCTCGGAAATAGTTTTGAGAAAGCACCTAAGCCTAAAAAAATAGTTATAAATAATTTTCACGAGAGAATAGACGAAATAGATTTTAATAATTCTAAATTTTTAGGAGATGTCAGACTTTCTGTTGTTCTCCCTGAGGAGCAATAAAAATGGGCGGTTGGAGATCTATAAATAAAGACGAAATTCAGTGGGACGGAACTATACGAGCTATAAAGTTTGAGGGTGTAGGAGCAGGCGGAGCAGAGAGTGATCCTGTTTTTATAGCCTGGAAAGCTGCAACTCCGCCGATATATACAGAAACAGACCCCTTATTTATGGCTGCGAGTGGAGCTTATAATTCTCATTTAATCGACGGAACTATACATTTCGTCTCGGGTGCTATATGGAGCGCTATAAATTCTGCAAAAGTTACTTCTTTATCAGTATCAGGAGCAGCACTAATTTCAGGAGCAATTACATTAAGCGAGGGGACTAATATTACTTTAGAACAAGCAGGCCAAAATATTAAAATTACTTCTTCGGGTGGTGCGGCTGTAGTTTATGGCCGTTCATTATCAATACCCGTTGTTAATCCTACCTCTACAGATAACTTTTTAGTTTATAGATTTTCAAGCGGAGCAACAATAACAGGAATAAAC